TTTTTTAAAGTTATCACCACCTTTATCTAAGGCATTTGAAGTAGATCCCATCATACACTTACCAATTATTCTACTTCCTAATCTCAGCGTTGTTTTAGTAACTCGCCAGTTGTTTAATATATTGTCTGGTCTTTCCCATTTACCAGATTCATCGTGAACAAGTAATTTTAACTTTTCACCATCATAAGAGTTATCACCTGTGTTTTTCCAATCTATTGTTGTATCGAGCCCTTCGAGCGCGTTCGCGTTGGAAGCGGCTGTATTGGTGATGGACTTTCTTGTAAGTTTGGATGCGGGGACACGGTAGGCCAATTCTGTTTTGGGGCGGTCCATTCCATCCTGTATTGGTTTGAAAAAAAATGGGTAATGGATTGAGATTGGTACGACCTTGTCGGTAAACATCTTCTTTGCATCACTACCAGTCTTCGATAAGATTCCGAATCTAGCATCGGAAGTAATCGTAGCTTGGTTAACCGTTTCACTGCTTGACATGAAGCTAAATCCAGACCGTCTATTCTTAAGGTAGCAAATTCCATAACATCTTTGATCTGCCTTGCATGCTTCCCAGAATATGAAGAATAATCTGTTTGCTTCTCGAAAGTCTGGCTGCCCAACATCAATTTTGGACCATTGCAAGTAATTGTAATGAGAGCCAGTAATATAAGTGTCAACGCCTTTATTACGGAACCAATACCCTTTTTCTCTTCTATTAAATTCTTTATCAATATACCCATACCATTTATTTTTAAATTCTTCTGGGTATGTTTGCCAATCGAATATTGTTTTTATATTTTTTAATTCTCTTGGATAGTCTATAGGAACCCATTTGTTATCTTTGCTATACACATCTTCCGCTAATGGTAAAGCAATCTTAAGGTTTTGTATTTCATATACATCACCAATCTTACCTGTTTTACTTATAACAACTATATCGTGTTCTTTGTTATATCCGTATTCCCAGTATTTCTTTTTATTCAGTCTATGTATCGTTGTGCGCTTAATAGGCTCAATAATTTTATATAATGTTTGCTGATATGACATTATTTAGACCTTTTTTCTGCAAATCCGCTAAAAGCTTCTTTCTTATCTTGAGGCTTATTTTCTAGCATTGCTTTTTCAGATTCAATTCTATTGAGTATTTCAAAAGCATCAAATATGGCCAGCTTCTTAGTTGCCGCTGCATTCTTTAATCTATCTGCTGCTAACTCATCTGCTGCATTTTCTACTATGATTTCTTCTTCAGCGACTTTGATTAACTCTTTTACAGCTTTATACCCAGCTTGTATTATAGAGTTTTTCTGTTCCTTTGTGTTCATACTTTATTGAAATATCATTTAATTTTATTCTATATAATCTTTTATCACCAACTATAAATTCAAATTCTGAATATGGTGTAAATCCAACAAGCTCACCTTCTTTTACAAAATCAGAGCCATCTGTATAAACCACAATACCTTTTAAAGGTTCTTCTTTGTTTTCCCATTTATCTTCCGATTGTATAGGATTTACAAAACAATAACCCGGCATTGCTACCCAATCTTTATTTCTTTTATACATGTACACTTGATCTAAATAACAAAAGTACATATCTTCTTTGAAATAATTACCGCTATTTTTTTCATTTCCTCTAACATCGTAATATCTTCTAAATATATTATGATGCACCATTACTTCATCAGACTCTTGTAGAGGCGTTTTAAACGCGCCTGGGAGCGCTTTTACTATTGCTTCTTTACTTACATACCTATGGTCACTAATCGATGTGTTAAGGATTAAGTTTTTATCAGATACTTTTTTAGTGTTTTTATAGCGGTTTTGTTTGGGCTGTATTATTAAAGCATACGGATTATTCATAATCTAAATTATACTCAATGCTTATTCCCATGTTTTTATTAAAAGATTTCCAAAGTAATACTTCTTTATTCTTTTTAATGTATATTTCGTAATCAGAACTTTTTTCAAGTATATTTGTTATAATGTGATTCCCATAAACCTCTTGTCCTATTTGATAGTGCATTGCATTATCTTTATAGTCTCTTCCTACACTAATCTTCCTTATTAGTTTCATTTGATTCAATTTTATCTATCTCACCTGTTTCAATATTTATGTTAATTTTACCATAAGTATTTTCAAGATCAGACTTCATTGTATTTAATTGCATTTCTAATTGTGAGAAATTGTGGGCTAACTTGTGTCCATTGATTGTGTTTAACCCTATTTCATTTTGAGTTGTAGCAACTCTTTCTATTAAAGATTTTAAATCTTTGTGCTCTTTTTCCGTTAATTTCATAAACTATTGAATTTGATTTAATTATATTTTTATATATTACGTGTTATATGAATGGTTCAAATCCATTCATTTTAATTTATTTTATATCATTGATTTATTTTAAATACTCATTTTATATTAATAATAAACTTGTGCTGTTCCAGTAGTAGCAGATGGGACAGTTGTAAAATTATTACCATTTCCACTGGTATCTGTTCCAATTGCTCCAGAATTACCGAATAACAATTGAAATCCATTATTACCCCAACTTGTTGTTGTATAATTTTTAGGAATAGTATAAGCACCAGATGCTTGTACAAATTCTGACGGAGAACGTAATTGACCATCAACAAATTGACAGTAAGCAATAGAACCATCTATACCAGAAGCACCTGAATCGCTCCTACCGTTAATGTTCTGTAGAATACCAGAAGAATTCATTCTCGTTGTTGTTCCATCTCCACTAGGAACACTTGGCGCAGCACTCGATGTATATGTTCCTATATTTGTTCCATTTATATATAATACAGGTGCTTGTTGTGCTGTTTTTTGCAAAACATAATGATACCAAACTCCATCAGTTGGAGGCGTTATTGTTGGTCCATACCATGTACCTTGATTACTAGCTCCTCCGTCATAATATAAATTCCATCTTGTGTTGGAATAGTCATAATGAATTTCTTCTCTAGGTGCAGAGGCATAAATACTTGAACTAAGCCACATATAATCATAAGAACCAGCGGGTATATTATTCCACTTATACCAAAAGCTATATGTATATTTTGTACCGTCAGTTGGGGTGGTCATAGTCCTGCTAATATAATCTGTGCGTGTTAATGTTAAAATATTTGTGTCTGGAATTGGTGGAGCTGCTTCCGTTTCTATTATTTTTTTATCTATACTCATTATATTATATTTGGAAAATCATAACTCATAACAGCTTTTTTAGTTGTTAAAGCATTGATTTCTGATTCTACTGAATCTGCTTGGTCTCTTAATGCTTGTCTTGCTGAAGTTATATCAGCAGGTATTGCATCTCCTATTTCTTGGTTTCTTATAATATACCAATCCGTAATAGATAATTGTAAATTTATTTGACTTTTATAATTATTTATTTGTTGCCCCTTTAACTCTGCTAAAGTTTGTATCCAAGTTCTATCTGAAACATCTTTCGTAAAAGTTTCACTTACAGAATCAAAATATAAATCTCCAGATTGTTGAACTCTACCATCATATTCTGGAATTACTACATTATAAAAACCATAAGTTTTTAACTCATCATCTGAAAGTAAATCAAATCCTCCAAGAACATTTCCCCAAGAAGATGGAAGTTTACTGTATTGTTTAATCTTTCCGTTTATATCTATTGCTTTCATATTATTATGGTGTTGTATCTGATGTATATGTTATTACTGAATAATTAAATACTGCTGTTGCTGAATCATCTACACAAGCAACTTGTAAAAAGTTAGTTCCTGTTCCATCATATTCAGAAGTTCCTATTCTATTGAATGTTTCGCTTGTTGCTGCATCACTATCAAGTGTAATTGTTTGTGAACCTGTTAATCCATAAATCCCAATTACCTGCCCTTGTTTAAAATTAGTGAAACTAATTGTTGTTGCCCCTGTTAAAGATGCTGTAAATTCAAATGTAGTCGCTGCCGACCAATCAATGCTAACTGTTCCTGAAGTATCTGATTTATCTACTTTAGCTGTATACCTATCTTCAAGTTTATCAAATGTTATATTATCATCTGCTATATGTACTGTGTCTATTGCACCGTCTGTTATCTTTGCTGAATCTACTGCGTCATCTGCAAGTTTAGCTGTAGTAACTGCTCCATCAGCCACACCAGCTCCGCTATATAGCTCTGTAAAGTTATCATTTATTTTATCAGCCCCGTCTCTTAGTGTATCACCAGTGCCGTCGTTAGCTGAAGTTCCTATGTTTATTGTTTGTTTTGCCATTACTTAATTGTTAATATTTAGTTGCATCCATTGTTAATACGTTGTTATCTAGTGTTTTTAAAGTATTATCCATCGTAAAAGGATAATCGGTTCCTACATCAATCCAGCTTGAACCATCATATGCTTCTAACTTTGTAGTTGTTGTATTAAATCTAATATAACCAGCTGAAGCAGTTCCAGGTCTTTGCGCGGTAGTTCCTGTTGGAATTTGCAAATAATCAGTTGCTTCTGTAAATTTTAATAAACCTTGTTCTATTTTAGTTTGTGCCAT